ACTATACACATTTGCAGATTAGAATGATGGCTAGAGCAACTACTGCAAATACTCAAGATGGAATTAAATTAACATTTAATAGTGATACTACTGCTAACTATTCAAACCACGATTTGTGGGGTAATGGCAGTTCAACAGGTGCTGGAGCGTTAACAGGTGGTAGTGCTACCTACGGAAGAACATTTGCCATTACAGCAGCAAATACTGCTGCTTCTATTTTTGGAGTAAGCGTTATAGATATTTTAGATTATTCAAGTACATCTAAAAATAAAACTTTTCGTGCACTTACAGGTAATGACCAAAATGGTTCAGGAGAAATAGACCTTAGTTCTGGAAATTGGAGAACTACCGCAAGTGCAATCAGTACAATTTCTTTATCCCCTGTTAATGGTTCAACTTGGGCTTCAGGAACAACTGCTGCTTTGTACGGAATTAAGAGCGCATAATGGCTATTACAACTACACCAAGTGGTGGTCCTCAAGGAGAGTTTAGTACTTATACTCCTATTTACTCACAGACCTTATCTGCTACAACTGCATCTGTTATTTTTTCTAATATTCCGACAACTTTTACTGATTTAGTACTTGTAATTAACGCCAAAAACCCTGGAGCAGGTGCTGGGTTTATTCAAATGCAATTTAATGGAGACTCTAGTTCTTTATATTCTCAAACTACTTTAAATGGGGATGGAACTTCGGCAACTTCTAGTCGTGCATCAACACAAACGGTATTAAAATTAGGGATTGTTGGAAGCACTAGCCAAACCTTTACTGGAAATATTTTTCACATATTAAACTACAACAATTTAACTACTTTTAAAACTATATTATCAAGGCAAGCATGGGAAGAAGGTACTGCTGCTCGTGTAGGTTTATGGAGAAGTACTGCTCCAATAACCACAATTACCTTAACAGTAGATGCATCAAACGCAAATTATTCTAGTGGTTCTACATTTACTCTATACGGAATTAAAGCAGCCGCTACTGCTCCTAAAGCAATTGGTGGAGATGTTATTACTACAGATGGTACTTATTGGTACCACGCCTTTAAAAATACTGGGGCATTTAGTTTAGCGTCTGCTTCATCGTTAACTGCTGACATCCTTGTAGTTGCAGGAGGCGGTGGTGGTTCTCAAAGCGCTGGTGGCGGCGGTGGTGCGGGTGGTTTGCTTACCTTTACTTCACAGTCATTGACTTCTCCAACTTACGCAGTAACAGTTGGCGCAGGTGGACGTAACGGTACCTACGCTACTCCGTATGCAGGAAGTAACGGTAATGATTCTCAATTTGGTGCTTTAACTCTTGTTAAAGGCGGCGGTGCAGGCGGTAACACAACTTCCCCTTATAGCGGAGCCAATGGTGGTTCTGGTGGCGGTGGTGGAGGTTACTCTGCTAGTGGTACTGGTGGTTCCCCTACTACAAGCCAAGGATATGCTGGAGGTAATGGTGCTATAAACAGCGCAGGCTCTGGAAACTCTGCGGGTGGCGGCGGTGGCGGTGCTGGTGGTGCTGGTACAAATGCTTTATCAGTTGCTAACTTTAACACTGGCTCAAATGGTGGTGTTGGTGCAACCTCAGCGTTGATAAACGCAATGGGTGCTGCAACAAACACTGGATATTCAACAGGTGGAAACTATTACTTTGCAGGCGGAGGTGCTGCTGGTGGTTATAACGCTATAAATCCAAACGGTACTGGCGGACTTGGTGGCGGTGGTTATGGTGCAGGCGATGGAACCGCTGGCTCTGGAACTGCAAACACTGGTGGCGGTGGTGGCGGCGGTTTCTTAGGCGCTAGTTCAGTCGGTGGTTCAGGTGGTTCTGGAATTGTTATTGTGAGGTATGCAGTCTAATGGCTAATACACTTATTCCTATTCAGACTTATACACTTAGTGCTACTGCTGCATCTGTTACTTTTTCTAATATTCCGCAAAACTATACCGATTTGAAGGTTGTTTGCTCAACTAGAACTGCAACAGCCGCTGTTGGTGATGGTGTTTATTTAATGCTTAGTGGAACTTTAACTGCAAAAAGACTACAAGGTAATGGCGCATCTGCAACATCTGACACAGATTACTATGGTGCTTGGAATACTGGCGCTAATGCAACTGCTTCTACATTTGGTAATACAGAATTTTACATTCCAAATTACGCAAGTTCTAACGCTAAATATTTTATGTCTGATTCAGTTTCAGAAAACAATGCAACAACTTCGTATATGTCAATGATTGCTTATTTATCTACAAACACAAGTGCTCTTACTTCAATAGGAGTTGCAAATGAATCTGGTGCTGCTTTTGCGATAGGTTCTACTTTTACACTCTATGGAGTATCTAATGGAGTAAAAGCAACAGGTGGAACACTTACAGTTGCAGGCGGATACGCCTATCACACCTTTACTTCATCCGGTTCTTTCTTGCCTAATCAAAAGATTAAAGGCGCAGAAGTTTTAGTAGTTGCTGGCGGTGGAGGAGGAGCAACTTCTGTTGGAGGCGGCGGTGGAGGCGGGGGAGTTGTGTATGGAAATAATCAACTATTTTCTGCAGGACAATCTTATACATGTGTAATTGGCGCTGGAGGAACTTCTGTAAGTTCTAACGTTGCTGGTGTAAACGGTAATAACTCTCTTTTTGGAACAGTGACTGCCGCCATTGGTGGAGGTGGTGGTGGTTCTTACGGTGGAAGTCGTGCAGGAAATCCTGGAGGTTCTGGCGGTGGCGGCTGTGGTTGGTCTGATGGCGGTAATAGACTTGGTGGAGCATCAACTCAAGTTTTAACTGGAACAAACTTTATAGGATATGGAAATGCTGGCGGTAACGGTATACCTCCATACGGTGATGGTGGTTCAGGTGGTGGAGGAGGCGCTGGCGGCGCTGGAACAAGTGCTACCAAACCTGCAAATGGACTTGCTGGTCAGGGTGGTCCTGGAACTTCTTTGTTTACTCAATGGGGAACAGTAACTGGCACAGGTGTTTTGTACAGTGGAATTTACTACTATGGTGGTGGTGGTGGTGGAGTTTGGGGGACAACTACTGGAACTAATGGAACTGCAACTTTTGGTGCTGCTGCGATGGGTGCTGCTGGTACAGCAAATACAGGACAAGGTGCTGGTGGAGATGGCGGAGCAGCAGGCGGTTCTGGTTTAATTATCGTTCGTTATCCTCTAAGTTAGCGCGTGTAAATACAACATTATTTACTAAAATAGTGTAAGGTAGCACCATGAAAGTAGCTGCCTACGCAATCGCATTAAATGAAGAAAAGCATGCTGCCCGCTGGGCTGAAACTACAAAGGGTGCAGACTTCCGCCTTGTATGTGACACCGGATCCACAGACCGAACCGTTGAGATCCTTCGTGAGCACGGCGTAACAGTCTATGAGATTAGCGTAAATCCTTGGCGCTTTGATGTTGCTCGCAACACCGCACAAAGTCTACTGCCTAATGATATAGATGTGTGTCTAAGCTTAGACATGGACGAGCTTGTAGATGAAAACTTCTTTGAGGAAGTTAAAAAGCAGTGGGTAGACGGAGCTAACAAAGGCTGGTGTGAGTTTGACACCGGACACGTTTGGTGGGGTTGCCGCCTTCACTCGCGACACAAGATGTATTGGAAATATCCAATTCACGAGGTATTTGTTCCTTCACTTGATACGGAAGCTATTAGCTGCCAAATTCACGGAGTTAAGATGTATCACAAGCCTGACGATACAAAATCTCGCGGCCAATACTTGCCTATGCTTGTCGCCGCGTCAAAGGAATTTGGAGAAGATCACCGCATCTGGGTTTACCTATGTCGCGAGTATTACTTCTATAGACAATGGGATCTTGTTATCAGCGCGGCTGAAAAAGTAACTGAGTTTAGTAAGGACTGGTATATCGAACGCGCCGCAGTGTGCCGTTGGGCGTCGGAGGCTTCGCGCAACATCGGTAAGAAAGAAGAAGCGCATGCCTGGGCAGACAAGGCAATTGAAATTGATCCCTGCGGAGAAAATTATTATGAAAAAGTTCGCTGCTACTATGACTCCGGTGACTGGGGCGGAGTCTGGGAGACATGCAAGCTTGTCGCCGCGTGTGCTAAGACAGATCACTATCTTTCATCCGAGGCATTATGGCGTTGGCAGCTAGACGACATGCGCGGACTATCAGCACACTACCTAGGTGACAAGGATAAGGCTGTACAATATGGAGAGCTAGCGCTTGCAGGTAACCCTGATGACGAGCGCCTACAGACAAACTTAAGGTTTTACCGAGCAGGAATTGAGGCACAACTAAATGGAACAGCCTGATGTATTTGTTGCACTTCTTGTAAAGCAAAAGGAAGCCGTATTACCTTTGTTCCTTGAATCACTTGAGGCATGGGATTACCCTAAGGAAAAATTATTTCTTTACATCCGCACGAATAACAACACCGACAATACTCTTCAAATCTTAAATGACTGGGTTGAAAAGAACGGGCATCTCTATAAGGGATATAAGTATGAAACAGAAAACGTTGAACAAGCGGTAGAGCGTTTTAAGCAGCACGAGTGGAACGGCGAAAGATTTAGGGTCCTTGCAAAAATTCGTCAACAAAGTTTTAACGAGTGTCTAGAAACCGACTGCGAGTACTATTTCGTTGTTGACGTTGATAACTTTATTTTCCCCGAGACACTGAATGAGCTTATCAAGCTTAAGCTACCAATCGTCGCTCCATTTATTCGCTACGCGGTTGCGTTTGGCGATAATGTAGATGATGAGGAAACCGCTAAAGAGCGCGAAGGTCATCTCGGACAGTATTACGCTAACTACCATCACATAGTAGATGACTACGGTTCAATTGTGGCAAATGATAGTTACTATCATATACTTGAGCAAAGAATTAAAGGAATCGTCGAGTGCATGTGCGTGCATTGTACTTATCTTATTAAGCGCAAGTATATTTCAGAGCTTTCGTATCTAGAGGATTCTGACCGCTGGGAGTACATGGTTTTTTCTAACTCCGCGCGCGATAAAAAAATTACACAGTATCTAGACAACAGAACTATCTACGGTATCTTGACGTTGTCAGAAAATGCTGGCGCATCACGTTGGTGGTACGAGTATCTTAAAGATAAAGAAGATAGAACCGCGGCGTATAAAGATCGCTGGCTACAGTAAAGGTTTTTCCTTCTTAGGCTTCTTTTTCTTTCCCTTATTGCGTTCACTTTTTACTAACTTTTCTTCGCGTTGAACATGATATGCATCAACTGCGTTTGCACTTGTTCGTGAGCGCCAGGTAAAATCACAAGCTTCGCATTGAACAAGACGCATTGTTGCCCAACGCCCTCCGCCTGGAACGTCTACAACTAATGTCTTAAGTTTATTTGGTCGTGCATTACAAAATGGACACTGCGGAAAACGTTGACGTCGAGATTCTTGACCATTCCATGATACGGAAAGTGTGCGACGAATTTCTCCTTCGTCTTTTCCTCCCCAGATACCCCAGATCTGTTTATGCTCTAACGCCCACTTTAGACATTCTTTACGAACAGGACAAGAAAAGCAAAGATTTTTTGCTTGATATTTTTCTGCAGGCTCAGATGAAAAGAAAAAATCCTTAAACTCGTCATTAACTTGTTGCCCGCATGCAGCATCTTTTTGCCAACTAAGATCTAATGATCCACTCATTCTGCGACTACCTCCACCCAGGTGATAGGTGTTAGTCCATCTACAGCATCGCCTTCGCGCGTTTCACCGTCTTCGTCACAGGCAGTTAATTCGTTGTCGCCATCTACTTCTCCCGCATAGCCATAGTTGATCAACGCAGAGTCAAGATACTTAAATCCGTTGCCTAACGAGACAGACACACCGTCACGTTGTAGCGCAGAGGCAAGTGCCCTACGGATAAGCTTGTTCTCTAGATCTATATGATCTTCTGTGAAGAAGGTAACGGAATCCTCGTGAAGAGGCTCGTAGCCCTCACCAGTCCATTCCTTCCACAGAAGCTCACCTATACGTGAGTCTTTCACAATTCCCCTTAGTGTTGCCGTCGTAAGGGAATACTACACTGAAAGGTAGATGATTGCGTGGATAAACGCAGATTATTTTAGAGCAATAAATTACCTCAAGTCAGGTATGAAAGTGTCTCTAAGAGTCACTGAGCAATGCCTACATATTGTTGTAGGTGCCGAGCTGGAGTACGCCGTTGACGTCAGGCCATAGGTATTGGTAATACTCTGGGCGATAACCTTTATCCTCTGGCCAGCCAAACTGCGAATACCACTCGTACTCCTTGCGTAACAACGCTACGCGATGAGTAGAGGCAATTTGCTCGTATATATCCTTATCCTTAAACCAGTAAGGGAAAGTTAACTTATCGCTGATACGGCCAAGCTCAAGTGCACGAGTTAGCGTACCTTCAATCTTAGGGATCATCGTAGACTTGTAACCGCGAGCCAGCCACTCGTCACACATCTTGACTGCATATAGGGCTAGAGCTTTTTCGTGGCCTTCCCACATCTTTGCCGCGGGGTGATTACGCCAACCTTTAGGGTCACGGTGTTTACCTTTTGGATCTAACGATGTAAGGACTAGCATAAGCTGCCATGCCTCAAGTACCTGTTTGTTAAGGCGCTTGTTATCTAGCTCCTGAGCAATACGCTCAAAGGAATCAGTCTGTGGTACAAATGTTTGCATATACTCGTCCGTTCGTCATTGTGTAAATTATATCAGGAACTATAACTCGTCGGGCGTAGGCTCCTCGTGCGCAGGTTCCTCAGTAAAATCTTCCTCTAGATCTAAGCCATCAAGCTCGCTAGAAGACACGTATATTCCAACAACCGTCAGGCGGCCACATACATAGCAATCACCAACTGCGCCAGGAGATAACTCGATGGGTATGGTGACGTTAATGAGACGGGTAATGATATTGCCGTTGATATCAACGCTGTCAGGTTCCCACAGGCTGTTTTCTTCAATCCAACAACGCTCGCATACCGGCACGGGATCACTATCGTACGTGCGCAGATTTCTCATTAACTAGCAGTCTCCATAGGGCTACTGTACCACTTTTTCTTAGCGTAGTGTCTGGAGAATCCCTTGTCTGCATCGATAAGATACTCACGATCTCCGATAAGCTCTGCGTCTGGGCCTTGTGGGTTTCCATCAAGCGAATCCTTAAGAGCTTTACCAATCCAGTTTGCAGCCTGCACTGGGACAGCCTTGCCCCATACAGCCGCAAGCTGCGAGTAGTCACGCGCGCCTTCAATATTCCAATCATCAGGAAGACCTTGCATACGAGCAGACTCACGGTGCGTAATAAGTCGCGGCTGCGTTGGGTGAACAACGTGATCTAATGCAGAGCCAGTTAATACGTTGCACCAGTGATCGGTTTTCCATCGGTACGGTTGCGAGAATCCGAGCTTAAAATTCTTGCGAATAACACGAGGAGAGATATCAACCCACTTTTGTGGAAACTTTCCGTTGTTTGCATCTACGGCTTTCTTAAGCGCACTGCCTGTATCACCGTTACCTTCCCAACCGTCATTTCCAATAAAGCTAAAGATCTCTTCAATACGCTGTGCATGAATATTTGTTTTCCCGATGTGACCATCAATCATTCCGTCTTTTGTGCGTAGGTGCTTTACATATTTTGAAGGCACAGGTGCGGTATATTTTTGCTTGTTCCAAGTCTGAGGCATCTCTGCAAGATCACCGATAATATCCATAATACGCGGTAATTCTTTTGGCTCGGTAATTGGAGTTGAAAACTTAAGACCAGATTCAACTGCTACCCAGAAATAACGCGGGCGATATGAAAATCCACCAACCTGTAGGTTATTCTCTTTGACATGGTACAGATCATATTTTTTGCCGGAGATTTGTTCAACCATGTCGCGGTATTTAACCATTACATCGCGCCCCTGCGTGTAAGCCTGTTGTACACACTCAAAAACAATAGCGCGTGGTTTTACTCGCCCTGCGTATTTCATAAAGGCTACGGTGTGTTCGTGCGCCTTAGAGTCAGGTCCACGATTTGCAGGGCCAGACCATACAGACCAACCAGAGCAAGGAGGGCAACCCATAACTACATCTGCCTTTTGCACACGCCACTCGTTTGGATCATCTGAAAACTCCGCTGTCCAGTCATCTCCAAGAAGATGACGGTTGTTTTCTGCAACGACGTTTCCAAAGTTTAATGTTCCTGTGCGTTGAATCATCTTCATGTCGTTTTGCACGAAGCCAAGACTCATGAATGCAGCAAGACCATTGCAGTCGATAAATGTATGTTGTGACAAGGCTTAACCCTTCGTAGTTCCTAGGGTAGGACCTTATACCGACTTGCTATTTACCGCGCGTTATTTACGCAGAAAGATTGGCGTTCTTTTCTAACTCCAACATACCTACCTCATAGCCACAACCGGCGTATCCCGCGATGTCAATCCAGGTATCTGCCTGGAAACCTGACTTGTTCGCGTAGCGTGCAACCTTCAACCCCACCATCATCATTGCAACGTCTTCGGTAGATATGCTAACTCCAAGAATCATTGACCATACCTTTGCAATACGTGTGAAATTTTCCTCGGGCCCTCCGTATTGAACATCTCGTTCACCTGCAATAATCTTGGCTGCCTCGCGTAAAGCCTCAACACGATATTGAACTAGCGTCTCTTTATCTGTCATCTATCTTCTACCTTCGTGCGAATAGTAATGATTCCTGTAAGTATCTTTCCGTCATCAAGTTTATTCTTGATCTGCAACTCTGAGTCCGTAGGTAAGGTTGCGCTTTCATCACCGCAAAAATCTTGCCAACGCTGCTTAGCACCTTCCATGATTTCACTCAAGGTAGATCCTGTAATATAAAACTCTACGGTAGATCTCATTATTGAACTCTCTTTTGGAGTTGATGAGGTGAGTAGTGAGATCCGTCAAGTACTGGCTCTTTGTCATCGTTAGACTTAAAGATAATGTCGCCATAGCGAATACCAACAACCTTGCCTCTGCGCCCGTTGTGCATAGAGCCGGTCGAGCCTTCATACGCATCAAGCTTTACGCGTACTTGATCTCCTACTGTTATTGCTCCCGGTTGCGCGTCAACCCACACCTCGTTAGCAACTTCAGGAGTTACCGCGTACCCAAGAGCAAGTTTACTGAATAGCGCTACTACTTCTTTTTGCTGAGGACTAGATATCTTTAGTGGTTCCCAGGTAGCAATAAGTTTCAGCAGCGCGTTACCTACTCCTACTTTAACTTTTGCTTCTTGCATTTGTTCTTTGATCCATTGCTCGTTGATCTCAGGCACTGTAATCTACCTCCCTAGGCAAACATTTTGCGCACATATCTGGGCTTGCACCACGACCTACATCATCAATTGCGCGCTGACATAGAGTACACTTTACTCCTATGTCTTTAACTTTGTATCCATTTAGCTGACGTTCTTTGTTACGTTCCATTTTTTCAAGATAAAACTTATCAAGCATCTCGTCTGTTCCGCCAGCCGCAACGATGATATTTGCAACGAAGTGTAGAACGTCAACAGCTTCCTTGATAACCTCTTCGCGATCTGCATAAGGTTGATCGTGTTGCCAAGGCTTCCACGAGATTGCCTGACGCATCTCAGCAAGCTCGTCATCTACCGCAAGCATGTTCCAACGCAGATACTCAACAAACTTACGAATGTTCTGGGGCTTATCGCCTTCCATTTCTTCGTAGTTAATAAAGTACACGTCTTTTTGTAGATCGCGTGTACGCTTTAACCAGCTATTGAACAAGATGGACATTAGTTTGCTCTTTTCTCGTGAATAAGCCTAACGCCTGTGTTAGGGCTATTGTTGCTTCTCTTCGGTTAGGAACACTTGCTATGTACGTATTACGTTGCTCTAAGGCAAGTGCCACGCGTTCTTCCTGTGACATACTTTCAATGCTTGACGCAAGATGCGTCCAGGAAGGCCCAAGAATGCTACTCTCTTTCCAGTCTGTCACGATTGGAGTCAAAACATTCATGCATTGAACGTATCTATAACTCCACCATGTACTTGAAGAGTACGGCGGAATAAGAGCTCCAATACTATGTGCAATTTGCACGTCAACCTGCGTATCACTCCACGACTTATTCCATTTCATAGGAACGGTGGGGTTTGATAACGTAGATGTAGTTGTTTTAACCCACCGAGTAGAATAGTTTTCTACCGTCCACTTATCGCGGCGCTCGGTCTCAATCATGTCCTGTGTTGAAATTAAAAATGCATCTAAGTTGATTGCCTTTAGTGAATTACGTGCACCTTCAGGTAAAAAGTTAGCAACATGCTCTTCCTCGTTTGTCCACGGTAGCGCTGGATACAACGTTACAGGCCAAGGCTTTGTAAGTAGATCTTCTATGACCTCTATAAGGTTATTAAGCATGTTTGGTTGTGACGCGTGGCTAAATCCTTTGCGGTAAGAGTAAAAAGGTTTAGTAAGGTTCTCAGGCGTCTTAATCATTGCGCGTAAGCTTGCAGTAATCTTTCCAGGCTCCGGCGCGTCAATAAACAAGTGCAGTTTCGGCGAGTCAAGTAACACATCCATAACGCTTAACGCACCGTAGACGTGATTAGCGCTTAAGCTAGTAATAGGGCTTAATCCGACAAGGACCGCGTCGTATTGTTTAAGATCTTTTACGTTCCAGGATACCTCTGGGTTTTCTTGAGTAACCTCATGTCCTTGCTGTTCAAGAACACGCTTAATAACTCCAGCAAAAGATAACGAGCGCAAGTTGGCTTTACTTGATGAATGAGAAGCGCTCATACCGGTGATAAGAATTTTACTCATACGAGAGTGCCGTCTGCCTTTCTTGCTACACCTTTGTCCTCCGCAACCGCGCGCTTAATGATGCGGTCACAGTGATCAACGAACGTGGAGTACTCTGGTAAATACGGAGCAAGTGCAGCACGTTGAGCCATAGCTGCTTCATGCAACTCCGTGTCTGTCATCTTCTCGACATCAGGAATCTTTAATTTGTATGCATCACCTAATGGATCTCCTTCACCTTTATCAGTAACAAGAATAGACCCCACATGCGCTGCGTATAGAAAACGGCTGCGCCACCAGCCAGAACCAGCGTGTGGGTACGGAGGTGAAAGAATTCCCCAGTGATGATTGTAAAATTCAAGTACGTCTTGCTCTGTGTCAAAACGTTGCCCGCCTAGTTTTTTAATAAGCTTGCGACTGCCTACAATTTCTACATGCCAATCAGGATTCTTACGTTCAAGCCAAGTATCGTGTGGCATGAGAGCTCCAAGCACCCAAGCCTTTTTCTTATGCTCCGGCGGGAGGGCAGTTACCGGTTGAAGTGTTGGAACAACAGTTGACGTCGGGTCAAGAGCTTCAATAGGTCCTAGCTCAACGGGCATACGCTTACGCACAATAGATCTGTCACCAAAAGAGTACATAGGGCAAACTGGAACCATGCCAGCTAACCAACGATCTGCAATAAGATCTTGCGCAGCAGCTACTAAACGTTTTTCATAAGGCTGCACGTTTTCATCTGTGTCCATCATGTAGTAACGTTCAATGTAGCACTTCTTTGCTGCCGCTGGGTTTACTTCTTTAATGCGTGCTACCGCTTCTTCAATGTCTGCACGACTAAAATAAGTTGCGCCTTCATCACCGCGATGCTCAGTTCCTACGAGGAGATGCTTATACAACATCTCTGGTTTACGAATTAAAGCGCGAGCGCCGTTGAATACAGTATTTGTTTGCCAATCATCAAAGAATCCTACGCAAGGCAATCCTGATGATAAAACATAGAGTGCGCCCATCGCGCCTTGACGCCCGTTAAGCGAGTTCAACGGGGCAAGGTTTACCCATGCAACATCATAAGAAGAAAGATCCTCACCAGGTGTCACCTTGCGCCAATCGACTTCATGACCAGCTTCACGCAGTGCCTTTGCAATAGAAGCAGGCACGTCAATTTTTTGGATCGTACGCTTCTCCGTGTTAATTTGGAGTGCAGTAAATCCTGTAATTAAAACCTTCATGCCCACTACCTTTCTAAGTAGATTTGGAATATCATCTATTCACTATACTAGGAATAGATGATAAACCAGACGTACTTAGAGTACTATTTAGAAGGGTGCTGAAGGTGGAGCAGCAGCAACTGCTGGTGCAGGTGCTTCTGCTACTGGAGCTACGGCAGGTGCCGGAGCTGGTGCAGGTGCTGGTGCTGGCGCAGGTGCTGCAGCTGCTGGAGAAGGAACTCCTGATGCAGCGGTAGCTACGTAGTACATCTTAATTTCGTTCTTCTTTTGACCCTGCCATGTGCGAGAGCCAACTTGTGCACGAAATGCGCGACCCTTAACTGCCTGCTCGATTGCAGCGTTAGAAGGACTGGTTGCAAAGAACTCACGGCCTAAACCGAGAGCTGCCATCTTGCGGAAAAACATACCAAGAGCAGCAGGTGACTCTGGA